GGGTCATAGACATAGGGCAGGCCGTTGAACTTTTTAACTTCATAACTGGCGGAAGGATACAGCTTCTTCACCTCTGCCCATGCATACGCCCAGCTTACATATTTCAGCTCGGTATTGCCGGACTTTTTGACTTCCAGATGATCTTTGAAGTCGATAGCAAATAATTTTACGAATGGATTTTCCATAAGAATGCCTCCAATTCTGATAAAGAAAAAGGGCACAACAGCGTCAACTGTTGTGCCCCATGATGTGAAAATTACGGATTGAGCAGAAAATCAATGATGTTTCGATGAATGATTCCGTTTCGGCTTAAATTCATCAAATCACCACTGATAACATACTTAGGATAGTTGTCGTGCAGCCGCTCAAGATTACCGAACTCCCGTTCTTCATCGGCGGGAGTGATCAGGTAAGCAACCTGAATATAGAGCTTTTCATCTCCACGGTAGCAGATAAAATCAATTTCGGTGTCGTCCAGCTTGCCGACCTGAACTTCATAGCCACGGCTCCGCATTTCCAGATATACGATGTTCTCATACAGCTTGTTGCTGTCAAGCTTTTCGCTTTTCTTGATAACGTTCCGCAGGCCAAGATCGACTGCATAGTACTTTTCTGTGCTGGACAGGAGCGCTTTTCCTTTGATATCATAGCGGCGTGCATTTAGAAGGATAAAGGCTTCCTTGAAATAATCAACGTAGTTCAGTACGGTAGCAGTGGTTGTCTTGATTCCTTCCGAAACCATGCGTCCACTGATATTACGGGCAGAAAACGGATTGCCGATATTATCCAGCAGGAATGCAAGGACATTACGTAATGCGGTCTGTTCGCGAATATTGTGGCGCAGCATGATGTCACGGACAATGATAGCCTCGTAAAGATCGTCCAGATAGGTGGTGATTGAATGATCGTCAGGGAGGAAGAAACGCTGCGGAAAACCGCCGTACTTCAAATAGTCTGCGAAGAGCTTTTCATCCGAAGTATAGGTTCCGTTTTCAATGCATTGCTGTTTTGCTTCGGCCAGCGAAAAGGGGAAAACCTGAATCTGGATGTATCGTCCGGAAAGATAGGTTGCCAATTCGCCGGAAAGCAGCTTGGAATTGGAGCCGGTCAGGTAAATATCACAATCGAAATCGACACGAAGAGAATTGATTGCAATCTGCCAGCGCTCCACCTCCTGAATCTCATCCAGAAGAATATAGATTTTGCCGGTGCAGCCTTCCGCTTTTTCTGCGATGTAGTCGTAAAGCGTTTCTGCAGTACGGGTGTTGCGGAAGCGCATGGACTCAAAATTGGCCTGAATAATGTTCTGTGCGGGAATGTTGCGCTGGAGGAGCACGTCCTTGATCTGACCGAGAAGGACTGTTTTTCCACAGCGCCGGATTCCAACCAGAACTTTGATCAGATCCTGATCGATAAAAGGAATGATCTTATCCAAATAACTTTTGCGCAGAACCATCGTGCATCACCTCATATTCTTATCTTAGCATACAATTATTGTTGCGTAAACAGTATTGTGCTTTTATATTAAACAAAAATAGCTGAAGCGCAAATTTTGTGTGCCTATAGGCATACAAAAATTATGCTGCATGGATAATGGTAAACCTGCGGCTGCTTACATTCTTGCTGTACCGATTGAAAATATCGGGTTGTTCTTTCTTCAAACGCTGGGAGTCTACCCGTTTACTTTCGGAGGATACCCACGACACCTTGTAGCCCGGTGCTGTGCCATAGGCGGCATCCTGCATTTGCAGCTTGACCTGCTGCTCGATGGACGTTTTCTCCTGTTCCATCTGCTCGATTTGATCAGAAAGCTCCTGCCGCTTGTCCAACAGATTGCGGATGGGATTCAGATCGGCAGTTTTGTTTCGATCATCTGCAGAGTACAGCTGATTGATCTGCTGTGTATCCCCCTCGCTTCCGGTAGGTACAGGTGGAATTTCGGGCATCACGTTGTATTTCCAGAAGTGCTCTTCTTTGGCAATGAGGTTGTTCAGAACTTCTTTGTCGGTTGTGATTTTGTGAATCACCAGCTCCTTCCCGAAAATCAGAGCAGCAATGTACCAGCAGTCAAAACCGCTGACAGCCAGATAGTGATTGACCTGAGCCATGTAATGTGCAGGGATTTTTCCATCAGCCCACTTGTCCGCAGAAAACGGCGAAACCGTTTTGCACTCTATTCCAGCTTTTTGCCCAACGATCAGGCGGTCAAAATCTGCCAGAAGCAGCGGATGTTTCTCGCTCTGGTAAATGGCATTTGCACGGCGTACCTTCAGACCGGTTGCTTCGGTGAAGCGTTGTGCGACATAATCCTCCAAATCACGACCCTGCCGCATAGCCTCATTATCGATGTTCTCAATAGTTTCACTGTTTTTGTCGCAGTAAACCTGAAAAGCAGAACGATAGGGATTTACACCCAGAATGGCACCTGCATCGGTGCCGGTAATACCGCACTTGCGGTAGCGGAGCCAATCCTCTTTGGACAGGTTCAAAGTTGAAATCAATCTTTTCATGCGCTTTGCATCCTTTCTTTCATAATAGATTCGGCAAGAATGAAGTCATATTCCACCAAGTCTTTCATGATCGTGGAAAAGTCGGCAGCTAACGAATGGCAAGAGCCAACCCACAGGTCATAAAGAAAATCCAGAATATTATTTTGCACCCTGAGATGGTTCCAGTAGCGCTCCTCCAGTCTGCCCTCGGATTCCAAAACAATAATGGCGGTGCTGATGGTACTTTTCATCGTGATCTCATAAGCCATGGTAACGCTGATTTCAGAAGCACTCTTCTCAACGTTGTCAAAAAATTCCGTGAATTCCTTGAAAATGCGGTTATTTACATCATTCATGGCTTGCTCCTTTATGCTGCGGCCAGCACCATCTTGTAAGCCTTGTCGATCATGGGGTTACCCTCTGCGGTGCGCAGGAACAGGTTTTCGTTGTAGTTTTTGGTCTTGCGGAGAGGGTCTGCGTGGGTGGCAAAATCAGAGACTGCGTTGATAAAGCGCCAACCGTTCTTGCCGACCCATTCCAGATCCGGTGCGTTGTAGTAGCGAGTCTTCAGTTCTTCCTGCAGGCGCAGATTATTCTTCCGCTGGCAATCGGACAGGTCCTCAGAAATCGGGAAAAACTCATTGATGAACTCCTGCACCTTGTGATCGGATAAATCGATGTGAGCCAGCTCATCGCCACGGTTGCCGAGTTCAACCATATAGTTGCTGGCCAGCTGCAGTGTTTCACGGGCATCCTGTACGCGAAGCAGAACATTTTCGGTGTGGCGTGCAGTCCAGCTGCGCTTTGCAGTATTCAGCGCAAGGTTCAGCGTGTTCTGACAAACCACACGGATCGGAGTCATGGCCACTTTCACACCAGAACTTCCGTCATGACTGTTGAAGATTACAAGATATGGTACTACCTGATCTCCAGCGATAAGATATTTCCTCGGAAGCCTTGCCAGCATCCAGACCTTCTTGCCGCCCTGCAAAGAACCGGCAGTTTCGTAAGTGACGCCCTCACCCAACAGGTCATCGGTGAACTGAAATGCTTCTTCGTTCTGCACAATGCGGTAGCGGTCGGATACCACACCCAGAACAGCATCATCGGTGCTGCGGACATTTGCGCGATAGCCGGGGATCATAGCACCCGTGCCGGAATAGATATTGCGGCTCTCCACCTGCCAATCCAGACCGGCCAGTTCCAAGGCTTCACGGCTTGCAGGGGCATCCATGATGATCCGGCCAAGGCCGTGCCAAGGGGTCTCACGGACAGAGAACATCGTTTCAACATTTGCGGGCATAGTAAAATCTCCTTTTCAGTGTATTTTGCTCAATCGTTGTTTTCCATTTCTTCAGCGATGCGGACGAGGACTTCCACCAGGACGGTGCCAACCTCTTTGACGATTTCGGACCAAAAGTTCATAATGCTTTCTCCTTTCTGCGCAGCTGCGCTTTAAAATACGATGGTAATAATGATAGTGATGGTGCGGAATAACAAAATGCTCACCTCCAGACATAAAAATAGCCCCTGAGTCTTTCGACTCAGAGGCTTTTGATCATGATTATTATATCTGGGTGAAAATTTGAGATTTGAGAAAGTTATAGATTGAGATTTTACTACATACAGTAGAAAATAATGTGTTAGTCGAATAATTAGATTTGGGTAAGATTATCATCGACAGTTGCAGCCGTTGCAACACCATTGGTAGATACAGATGCCGTATCAGGTAATGCAGGGATTGCCGGAACCGGGAGCGTTCCCATTGCAGGAGTATCATGTGTCTGCTGCGGAACAAGTACTTCTGGATAAGTAGGCATAGGTCTTGCCGTTGAGTTCCAGAAGCCCCTCGTCCCGGAGAGCATTCAGAACCTTGTGGGCATTGTCATCGGTTTCCTGAATCGTCTTTTCCGCCTGCTTCAGGGTGATTTTCTGGTGCTCCCGCAGATAGTGCAGAATCATCAACTCCGACAGCGTGAACATCTTAGACCGCTTATCCTGCGTCTCTGCGATAAAACGCACGAAGCTCTGGTTACTTATTGCTTTCTGCATATGTTCACGCTTTTTATCAACCGCCCAAAATAGCATCATAATCTTCTTCGGAAAGATTAATAGTTACAATTCTTCTTACATTCTTTATCCCATTCAAATACTTCCTCTTATTATGCAACTTACAGTAAGAAATAAAATCATCGATTTTTTGATTCATCCGCGAATCCAATGGTGATTTAAGAACTGTAATAATGTAATTTTGCATCTTTTCCAATGTCGCTGATGGAACATTAACATCCTTTTTATTATAATATTTAAGCAGCATATTTACATATGCATGTGCCGAATAACTATACGTTCTTGGCGAATTGAGAGTTGCAATAAGTTCTTCCATTTCTTGCTGTCCTTGCAAGAAAATCGTTTCTGCGTCGTCACTACGCTTACATAATTTAAAGTAGCCTTTTTCTAGTTTGTTAAGCGCCAGCGCATGTTGAACGGAATAAGAGTTTCGAATAGTTTGTGCTTTTAAAAAGTGGTTATTTGCATCATCGTAACGATCCGCACGCTGGGTGGCAATTCCGTATTGAATCCAAAAATAACTATAATTTGCCGCACTTGTCGATTCAAGACTCGACAAAAGCTGAAATGTCTGTCTTTTATTCAAAAGTCCAGATGTATGTATCCGTTTAATCCTCAGCGCTTTCTCATAAATATCTGAATATTCATTTTTTTCAAATTCCGAAAACAGTCCGAGCGTTTGCAACACAAGCTGGTATAAACTTTCTTTAAATTTTATTGGAGTTTTGTTTATACTCTTTAAAAGCACTTGACTGCCGCGAACATGAATGTAGCCATTCTCGACTTGCAAAATATCACTGTATGTTTTCAGAAAATCATCAAAGCAAAATGTTGAAAGCATTGATGGTATTAGCCTTCTAACAAATGTTTTAGGGATTTTAGATAATCCAATTTCGTCTAGCATACAAAGCAAACAAATATATTGCCAATATGGTTCATTTTTATGTTTCTCAGTAAATCTTGCATAATATTTTTTGAAGCTTTCCCCCTTAGACGCATAATATAATGAATCTATAATATCATTAAAATTCTTTATTTTAGAATAAATTTTTCCAAAATTGGGCTCATCCGTCGCATGCGTTCCTGTTGGTATCAATTTCTGATACTCGCCAAGTCGTTTGTGAATTATCAATTCGTACAAAACGCTCCCGGCAAATTGTACATTCAGTCGCTCGTCAACATGATATTCCTTATTATACCCTGCCTCAATTAAGTAGTGCCTTTTGCCCGAATGGTTTTCTACAGTGTCTGCCGTAAAAATGATGATTTGTTCAATATTAGACGGCTTTTCTTTCACAAAATCAACCAAATCACGATAATCCGAAGCCGCATCATCACGAGCAATCGCAACTTTTGCTCCTTCGGGAAGCTTTTTTAAGTATTCTTTAACTTCCTGTAGTATTCTAAATGAGCAACTTTTGAGTTCGAATACAGTGAAATCTTCTTTATGTGCATTTACAAGAAGTCTCATAAGTTGACATGTTTTTCCGCAGTACTGGTGCCCATATAACGGAATCACCTGACTTTTCCCGGTATGGACTTCTTTAAAGACTTCCTCTGATAACCCCGGGTAGCGAATATCCCACGAAGGATTGTTAAGAAAGTCCTCATACTTTGGAATTTTTCCAAGATAAATATCACTCAAATAATTAGGGTTTTCATGGAAAGAATTACAGGGAAAAAGCACTCCCAATTCTGTTAGACCTTGATTATCCGCCACATATGGGACAACCGAACTACAAATTCTCTCAATAAATTCTTCTGTCGTCCAAGGTATATGGTGAAAATTAGATGTGGCTGCAATTTTGTCTCTGAGTAGCAAGTCTTGAATACGTGGCGCAATAAAGAAATAATTATGTGTCGCGTCACTTCCAGCATTCTGGTACAACTCATTAATTATTGTTAGATCATCTTCTTGAAACTCTGTCCCCAAAATGATTACATCATTTGAACTAAAATATTGTCCAAACAGTCTTAAAAGTGGACTTTGATCTGCTGTGAATCTTGTATATTCGGTATTATCAAATACATATCCATTTTCCGGATGAGAAATATTGCCATGAAGTTTTATTAATTTAGGACGTATCCTATCATCTCTTCCCGGATCTGCCGTACCAGCATCTATGACATCGCAAGGCATTCCCTGCAGTCTATAAATATTCTCAACAAGATCATCAACGTTTAAGGTGAAGATTTTATTCCATCCGTAAAGCGTAAACTTCTCGTGGTAATGATTGTTTAACTTTGGCGCACAGCCTTTAAAAAAATCTGTTAGAAAATCATTTCTATCCTGTAGCAATCCTCGTGTTCTTAACAGGGAGCAAAGATATTTCAAATTATTTTCATATTCTTTTGCTTCCTCTACAAACTCTTCGCTAAAAGTATCTGGACGGTTGTCAACAAAGAAATATTCAAAAAGCTTGTTCGCAAGTTTTTTACCCAGAACCAATTCCTCTCCTTGAGCATTTTGTGCTCCTAATGAGAAGCCTGCACCAAGAAGCAATACTGGTGCACTTTTTATCATGCTCTGAAATAAAATTTGTTCGCTCTTTATAGGCATCACATAGCCCTCCTTTTTATTCCATCACTCTAATCGTACTCTCAATAAACGCAATCTCATCTTCCGTCAGCTCATACTTCTTGTACAGCTTTTCATCCGTCCACTCCTCCGTGAAGTCCTGCACGGGAACAAAGCCAAAGGTAGCTTTGGACAAATGCTGAGTTGCCGCAAGCTGAGCAACAAGAAAACGAACAAATCTCGTTTTCAGATATGCCATAAGATTTTTTGCTTCCTGTTCTGTATCGAAGCAGTCAATCACAATATACGTTTCTGTGCAGACCGTTTCCGGTGGCAAAATGTCCATTGTAGAAAAAATTCTACGTTGCCCATTTTTATCCGGGCGACCTGCGTGGTCATATGTCAAATAGGACATCGTGACTTTCCATTTGTCAATCCAATCTAATCCACTGGTTACATCTGCTCTGTTAAAAGGACCGATGCCACCGCTATATCGCAGCTTAATATCACCGCTTTCAGTCGGTTTAACATACGTTCTAAGGCCAAAAGGTTTCTGGGAACTTACCCGTTCACTATAAAACTTGGATTCTCGCAACTGAATCTTCTTTATAATAGAAATTGCTTCTTTGAAGCGAATAAAAGTATCATATTCATTCAATTTCCGTTCAGAGATGCTTTGCTTTCCGTTATGGACAGAAATCACCTTACATTCACCGTGTGCACTCTTATCCCAAAGGAAGTAGCAAACACCTCCCGCAATATCTACGCCGGGGAAGCAGTCATTGGAGTCTGAGAAATCCATCATTTTGCACAGACGCTCATCGTTCAACATTTCGCTACGGAACTTATCCAAACCACGACCGCCAGAGTACCAACGAGCGGGCATAATCATCGAAATGTAGTGAGGCTCAACCAAGATTGCTTGTTCCATAAACAACTGATAGAGCGGAACCGCACTCGCGTTGTTGCCGCCATCCATCTCCTGATACGGCGGATTGCCCACAATAGCATCAAATTTCATGGGCTGTCCCTCCTTTCCCCATGTATCGGTTCGCTGCAGCTTCTTTGCCAGACGCTGCGGGTCGTTTTCCATCCGTTCCAGCAGGTGCGGAATGTAGGCGGTGTTGACCATCCAATCCTGATAGCCCACCAGCGTCCGCCGGGTGATGCTTTCTGCCATCCGGGTCTTGCACAGAACGAAAATTTGCTGCTCCACAGTCTCCTGCCAGAGAGCCTGTGTCTGCTCCAACGGCAGCTTGTCCTCCGGGCCGGGCAGCTTCATGGCATACAGGCTGTATGCCATATACAGGGGATACAGACCGGATTTGGAGTTCATTTCCAGAATCCGTGCCTCTGGGTTGAGGAAGATGTCCTCCGTGACCTGCCCCTGATCCACCAGACGAGGCTCCTCCAGAACCTCCTGCGAATCGAACTGCTCGTTGAGGAAGCAGTAACCACCCACCATGTTGCTCAGATGGAGGTTCACCACCCGCCACGGGGTCAGAACGGTTTCCTTGTCGGGGTTGCGGAAGTGGCTGAAGATCTCGGCAATGCGCTTCACACGCTCGGTGGGCGGCAGCTCGTCCGCAGCCTTTGCCATGCGGCGGATGCGCAGACCCGCCCCGCTGACTACATCCTCGTCGTAGTATTTCAGCAGCTTGCGGAATAGGGGCTTGTCCACGGTTTTGGGCATGAACTCCTGCCAGGATTCCTCATCCACCAGCGTGATGAAGTCTGCCATCTTGATGCTCTCGGTCAAATCCACCTTGGCACCGTAAATCAGCAGGGGCAGACGGATGGACACATTTCGCAGCAGCCGGATGACCTTCTCGCGCTCTTTCTTCTGCTCTTGCAGTTTCTTGAGCAGGTCATCGTCCTCTTTGGTGCGCTCCCGCTTGGGTTTGTTGGAAATCTTGTCCGCCTTTTCGTATTCCTCGCCCGTCAGCCCCTGATGGTTGATGTGGACTTTGGTTTCCTTTTTGGCGGCTTTCTGCTCGCTGAGCTTGTCCGACAGGGTATGGAACAGCTGCACATCGTCCTCGTCCATAACGATGCCGGTGTCCTGCTTGTAGACCGATTCATCGTCAAAGCCGCTCTTGATGGCTCTATCCACCGTCAGACGCTTGATCTGCCGCATCATTCTGGAGACGCTGTATGCAGTCATCTGGGTGCCGTCCACCGCAATCACCGGGCAGAAGTTCAAAAACTCGCCCAGTGCCGCCCGGTTCTGCTCCTCGTTGGTCCGACCCCGCTTGGTGATGCGGTTGACCTCAGAAATCACGTTCAGGGCACGGTCCGGGGCAAAGTCAAAGACGTAGCAGCGTTCCTTCTGCTTGCCGTCCAGCACTCCTGCCGACTGCACCCGGAAGATGGTCTGCATATAGCCGGACGCAGCCGTGCTTGCCGACCCGGTCAGCATCATCACAGCCGTCCACTCCGGCACCGTCACGCCGGTGGTCAGCTTGCCGCAGGAAATGGTAATGGTGTAGCGGTTCGCCTTGATGACCTGTTTTACCAGCGTCAGGGCGTTGTCATAGGGCATTTCGGCATCGCCGTCACCTGCAACGTTAGCGATTTTATAGGCTCCAAACACAGGGTGGTCTTTCAGCAGCCTGCTCAGGGCACTGGCTTCTTTCACGCCCGGAACCATCCAGAGGGTATGCCGGAACATCTCCCGGTACTCCGGCGTGGAGTAAGGGTAATTGCTCTCCGGGTTCTCCGAAGAAATCAAGTCCAGAAAGCT